AGTAGAAACAACAGCATTTTTTACATTTATTTCAATAAGAGTAAACACCCACATCCCAAACGTACTGAAACAGTCACAGCCATAGTGTCTATTTTATTGCTTTAATAATCGAGGTCATCATAATCCTCTGCTGTGTCCCTCCCAAAGAAGAAATTGGGGATGGTCTGCTTAATTGGAATCTCAATGGGATTGACTTTGTTTTTGTCTGATATTTGAAACATTTTCTTCCCAATGAAAGCATTTCCACTGGTTTTCTTTGCCATTGAATCATTCATCATTTTGAGTAGATTTCCTTTGACATCTGCATCACGTCCTTCAACGTTCATTGACAGCATTCTTCTTACAGCTTGCTTGCTTAGAGCAATAGGTCTTTCTACTGCAAACACAGGGCTGCAACTTATTTGACCAGACCCTCCTTCTCCACTTACTTCATTCCCTCCAGATCTGGTCATTGGGGCCCAGAACTGAAGCTTGATGGACATCAGAGCTGCCCCCATTCCTTCTACTTGCTCCTTAGCCGGGACATGGAAACCCTTGCATTTTAGTGCTGATCTAGGCTTAAATTCGGTGCCCGTTAGTGCAGATAACACTCTTAGATCTTCATAGGCAGCTCCGAAGCACGACATGAAGAATAGTTGAGATTTATCTTTTGCGTCATCTCCCATTCTTAATATGGAAACAGGTGTTGCCATATTATAAAGAGCCATGGCTTCATACCCAACCATAGAGTATTCTTCGGTATTGAATCCTAGTTGAGGTATTTTAGCATAAATGCTTATGGGAAGCACCACTTTGCTCGCTACAGAGGGTCTGACAACTACCATGCTTCTGGCAAGCAGAGTTAGGTCTTCTATGTCTGCAATCCCTGGGTTCCTACTTCCGATCACTTGATCAACTAGAGCCTTTTGTTGCGGCGCAGAGCACTTGTTTTTCAGATTCAGAAGAATCTTTTCATAGGCCGTCTTGGCCTTGATGTCTCTCAGTAGCCCTCTGTCTGCCATTGCTCTTCCTATAAATCGGATGGCTTCATCCACTAAAGTTCCACCTCCTTTGATTGCAACACCAGTTGTACCTGATCTTCTGGGTAGTGTGCTTCCGGCAAAAGTACTGATTAATGAAGGGTCAAGTCCAACCCTTTTCAGTCCCTTTGATCTTTGGAAACAGACATCGTTCATCTGTGAATGTCCAATCATAATGTGATTTAGTCCACTGAAACCATCACTCCCCATGGTGGTCTTGTACATTGTTTTCACCTCTTCTTTTAAAAAGGTAATTTTTATAGGGCTGAAGTAGATGGTTTTATCATCTCTTACCATCTTATAAAAGGTGCCTCCTGTCTTGTTGTGGTCTATTTCTTCCTTCCCTTCTTTGACATCTCTGGCATTCCTTTTCTTTTGGTATTCAGTTTTCTTGTCATCAGTTGCAGCCAATAGGATTCTCTCCACAGCTTGTGCATTTTGAATTAGATTCCTTTCCATGTCATCATTAAGTCCAGCTTTGACCATCATCTGGTTGTAGAATTCACCCAGTTTTACCACCATTTTGTAGACGCTCTTCTTTATCTCTGTTGGGGTTTGTTTCTTTTGGATTTTCCTTCCGATATCGGTTTCACTGCTTGTGGTTGTCCTTTCTGGAGATGGATTTCGGGTTCGTTTGTTGCTTGGCGGAGCAAGGGTTGCTGGCTTGATGATTGGTCTGGTTGCCCCACTGGTTCCGGGAGTCAGTTCTTCTGGTGTTTTATCGATTGTTCCGGTATTTATACTGTCAATATCCATGTTGGACATTTTGATTTTCAGTTTTATTAGTGCTCGAAGCTCACAAGAAAATGCTGTGCTTCTGCC